AATTGTTATTGCCATCAACAGTAACTGTAACATTGCTACCACCGGTTACTAGTCCGCTTCTAATATGGAAGCCACCAATTTGTCCCGAACCAACGCTTCCGCTTACTACTGCTGCATTTCCAATTAATCCACTTGTGATAGAACCAGACGATATAGTTGAATTTCCCAATAAACCACTGGCCAAATGATTTAGACCTATTTGACCTGAAGCAATCGCACCACTTGTGACAGCACCCGAGCCAAGCATCTGAGCAGTGATGCCGCCTGAGGCTATGCCGATTGTCAATGCGCCGCTTGGATAATAAGTTCCCGCAAGCAATCCACTTGATGTTGTCAAACTTTGAGCAGCCCACGAACCACCTAGAGCAGTACTTGAGCCGGCTATTGTTACTGTGCTGTTGGCAAGTTTGTCGTTAGCAACTGTGCCAGATACAATGTTTAGATTGTTTACTACTCCTATTGCAAGATCACCGCTAGTAATTGAACCGCTGCCTACAAGTCCATCAACAATGCCGCTAGCAAGATGGTTTAGACCGATTTGCCCAGAAGCTATTGATCCGCTTGTAACAGAACCGCTTCCCATCATCTGCGCAACGATACCGCCAGAGGCAACACCGGCAACCATCGATTGGGAGCCATCAAAGAAAGTGCCGCTGTTAAGTGCTAAACCACTTGCGAATGTCAAAGGACTTACAGCCACGCCGCCGCTTATTGTTGCGCTAACTTGGTAATTGTTGTTTGCATCGACGGTAACCGTTACATTGCTGCCAGCTGTTACTAGTCCGCTTCTTATGTGGAAACCGCCAATTTGTCCCGAGCCAATACTTCCGCTTACTACTGCTGCATTTCCAATTAATCCACTTGTGATAGAACCAGACGATATAGTTGAATTTCCCAATAAACCACTGGCCAAATGATTTAGACCTATTTGTCCAGATGCTATTGCTCCGCTTGTAACAGACCCGCTTCCCATCATTTGGGCAATAATGCCACCGGAAGCAATTCCAATTACTGCAGAACCAGAAGGATAATATGTTACCGAAGATAAACCGCTTGCAGCTGTTAGGCTTTGTGCGGCCCATGAACCACCAAGTGCAGTAGAAGAACCTGCTATTGTTACTGTATTGTTGGCAAGTTTATCATTTGCAACAGTTCCAGAAGCAATATTTTGGTTGTTTACTGCTCCTATTGCAAGATCACCGCTTCCTATGCTGCCACTTCCTACTAGTCCTTCAACAATGCCGCTAGCAAGATGGTTTAAGCCAATTTGTCCAGATGCTATTGCTCCGCTTGTAACAGAACCTGAACCGAGCATCTGAGCAATTATACCGCCAGAGGCAACACCGGCAACCATCGCTTGAGAGCCATCAAAGAAAGTGCCGCTGTTAAGTGCTAAACCGCTTGCAAATGTAAGCGGATTTACAGCTACACCACCACTTATCGTTGCGCTAACTTGGTAATTGTTGTTTGCATCGACGGTAACCGTTACATTGCTGCCAGCTGTTACTAGTCCGCTTCTAATATGGAAGCCACCAATTTGTCCCGAACCAACACTTCCGCTTACTACTGCTGCATTTCCAATTAATCCACTTGTAATTGCGCCAGACGAAGGTGTGGAAGAACTTAAAAGGCCGCTAGCCAAATGATTAGTTCCAATTTGTCCTGAAGCAATATTGCCACTTGTAATAGCACCAGAAGCAATCATGGCGTTTACTATTCCGGCTGTTGCAATCCCGATAGTAAGAGCACCAGAGGGATAATAAGTTCCTGCAAGCAATCCACTTGCTGTTGTAAGTGCTTGTGAAGAATGAGAGCCGCCTAGAGCAGTACTTGCGCCATCTATTGTTATTGAATTATTAGTTAGTTTGTCGTTGGCTACTGTGCCAGATGCAATATTTTGGTTGTTTATTGCACCAAGTGCCAAATCACCACTTCCGATTGAACCGCTGCCTATTAGGCCTTGTACTAAACCGCTTGCCAAATGATTTGCGCCAATTTGTCCTGAGGCTATTGCTCCACTTGTAACAGAACCAGAGCCAAGCATTTGTGCAACGATACCACCAGAGGCAACGCCGGCAACCATCGATTGGGAGCCATCAAAGAAAGTGCCGCTGTTAAGTGCCAAACCACTTGCGAATGTAAGTGGGTTAACAGCTACACCGCCGCTTATTGTTGCGCTAACTTGGTAATTGTTGTTTGCATCGACAGTAACCGTTACATTGCTGCCCCCTATAACCAGTCCACTTGCTATATGGAAGCCGCCAATTTGTCCAGAAGCAATTTTTCCACTAGTGATTGCTCCCGAAGCAACCATGGCATTAACTACACCTGCTGTTGCAATGCCAATTGTCAAAGCACCTGAAGGATAGTAGGTTCCACCAAGTAAACCGCTGGAAGTTGTTAGAGCTTGTGAAGAATGTGATCCACCAAGAGCAGTATTTGCGCCATCTATTGTTATTGAATTGTTTGCTAATTTATCATTTGCAATTGTACCAGATATAATGTTTAAATTGTTTACTGCTCCTATTGCAAGATCACCGCTTCCTATGCTGCCACTTCCTACTAGTCCTTCAACAATGCCGCTAGCAAGATGGTTTAGACCGATTTGCCCAGAAGCTATTGCTCCGCTTGTAACAGACCCGCTTCCCATCATTTGAGCAACGATACCACCTGATGCTATTCCAATTACCGCTGCACCAGAAGGATAATATGTTACTGAAGAAAGACCGCTTGCAGCTGTTAAACTTTGAGCAGCCCAAGAAGAGCCTAGTGCAGTAATTGATCCTGCTATTGTTACTGCGCTATTTGTAAGCTTGTCATTTGCAACCGTGCCACTAGCTATATTTAAATTGTTTACTGCTCCTATTGCAAGATCGCCACTGGTAATTGAACCGCTGCCTACAAGTCCATCGACAATGCCGCTAGCAAGATGGTTTAGACCAATTTGTCCAGAAGCAATGTTTCCGCTGGTAACGGCACCAGAAGCAATCATGGCATTAACTACACCTGCTGTTGCAATGCCAATAGTAAGAGCGCCGCTTGGATAATAAGTTCCTGCAAGCAATCCGCTTGCTGTTGTAAGTGCTTGTGAAGAATGAGAGCCACCAAGAGGAGTATTTGCACCATCTATTGTGATTGATGAGTTTGCTAATGCGTTATTTGACAAACTCCCAGACTTAACATGTACGTCTCCTATTTGACCACTAGCTATATTTCCAGAAGAAACTGATTGATTGGCTAAATTGCCGCTTGTTATTTGTCCAGAATTAATTGATGCTGGGAATGTTGTTCCGCTTGCAATATGTATAAGACCAATAGAGCCGCTTGTAATATTGCCAGAATTAACACTATTATTTCCTATAAAACCAGATACTACTTGTCCAGATTGTAAAACAGCTGGCGCACTTTGTAAGGTTCCTGATGCAAGATGACTTGCTCCGATTTGACCTGAAGCAATATTGCCACTGGTAACAGCTCCGGAAGCAATCATAGCATTCACTATTCCAGCAGTGGCAATACCGATTGTCAAACTACCAGAAGGATAATAAGTTCCTGTCAGTAATCCGCTTGCTGTTGTAAGTGCTTGTGAAGAATGTGATCCACCAAGAGGAGTACTAGATCCATCTATTGTTATTGAATTATTTGCAAGTTTGTCGTTAGCAACAGTTCCAGACGCAATATTTTGGTTGTTTACTGCTCCTATTGCAAGATCACCGCTTGTAATTGAACCGCTACCAGTAAGGCTTTCTATTGTGCCGCTAGCAAGATGGTTTAGGCCAATCTGGCCTGAAGCTATTGCTCCGCTTGTAACAGCTCCGGAACCAAGCATTTCAGCAACTACGCCGCCAGAGGCTATGCCGATTACCGCTGCACCAGAAGGATAATATGTTACCGAAGATAAACCGCTTGCGGCTGTTAAACTTTGTGCGGCCCAAGAACCACCTAGAGCAGTACTTGATCCGGCTATTGTTATTGAATTATTTGCAAGTTTGTCGTTAGCAACAGTTCCAGACGCAATATTTTGGTTGTTTACTGCTCCTATTGCAAGATCACCGCTTGTAATTGAACCACTACCAGTAAGGCTTTCAATTGTTCCACTAGCAAGATGGTTTAGACCGATTTGTCCAGATGCTATTGCTCCGCTTAGAACACTTCCAGAAGCCATCATTTGTGCAACGATACCACCGGATGCAATTCCTATGGTGATACTCCCGCTAGGATAATAAGTTCCTGTCAGTAATCCGCTTGCTGTTGTAAGTGCTTGTGAAGAATGAGAACCGCCGAGAGGAGTACTAGATCCATCTATTGTTATTGAATTATTTGTAAGCTTGTCGTTGGCAATTGTACCGCTTGCGATGTCTTGGTTGTTTACTGCTCCTATTGCAAGATCGCCGCTTGTAATTGAACCACTACCAGTAAGGCTTTCAATTGTTCCACTAGCAAGATGGTTTAGACCAATCTGGCCTGAAGCTATTGCTCCACTTGTAACAGATCCAGAGCCAAGCATTTGAGCAACGATACCACCTGATGCTATTCCAATTACCGCTGCACCAGAAGGATAATATGTTACTGAAGAAAGACCGCTTGCGGCTGTTAAACTTTGAGCAGCCCACGAACCACCAAGTGCAGTAGAAGAGCCTGCTATTGTTACTGTGTTGTTGACAAGCTTGTCGTTGGCAATTGTACCGCTTGCGATGTCTTGGTTGTTTACTGCTCCTATTGCAAGATCGCCGCTTGTAATTGAACCACTACCAGTAATGCTTTCAATTGTTCCACTGGCCAAATGATTTAGACCGATTTGTCCAGATGCTATTGCTCCGCTTGTAACAGACCCGCTTCCCATCATTTGTGCAACGATACCACCGGATGCAATTCCTATGGTTATGGCACCTGATGGATAATAAGTTCCTGCCAGTAATCCGCTTGATGTTGTAAGTGCTTGTGAAGAATGTGATCCGCCAAGAGGAGTGCTTGAGCCATCTATTGTTACAGAATTATTTGCAAGCTTGTCATTAGCAATTGTGCCGCTTGCGATGTCTTGGTTGTTTACTGCTCCTATTGCAAGATCACCGCTTGTAATTGAACCGCTACCGGTAAGGCTTTCAATTGTTCCACTAGCCAGATGATTTAGACCAATCTGACCTGAAGCAATCGCTCCACTTGTAACAGCTCCGGAACCAAGCATTTCGGCAACTACGCCGCCTGAAGCTATGCCAAACAATGCTCCGCTAGACCCATTATAAAAGTTTGTTAGTAGACCGCTGGTAGCCTGTAGTGTTGCCATTGTGTAGGAGCCACCTAGTGGCACCACAACGCCATTTACTAATATTGTGTCATTTATAATATTTTCATTGCTTATTGTGTTTGCGGCTATGTTAAATCCTTGTATTCCGCCAGACATAATATGAATTGAGCCGATAGTGCCGCTTGCTATTGCACCAGATGATACTGCTTGATCCGAAAGATTACCAGAACCTACAGCACCGTTACTTAAGTGAAAATGCGAAATTTGTCCTGAAGCAATGCTACCAGAAACAACAGCATTATCCCCAAGGTGTCCGCTATTTACTACTCCGCTAGATAAATGAAATTGTCCTATCGCTCCGCTAGATATATTCCCAGAATTTACGGCAGAATCACCAATTAATCCACTTACTATTTCTCCAGAACTTATAACAAAAATATCACTAATTCCAGACGCCAAATGATTTAGACCTATCTGTCCTGAAGCTATATTTCCACTAGTAACAGCAGAATTGCCTATATAACCACTTTGCACAACACCACTTGACAAGTTATTTGTAGTAATTGATGAATTGTCAAGTTTTCCACTTACAATTGCGCCAGCAGTAATATTGTCAGAGTTTACAGAATCAACATCGAGTTTTCCGCTTATAATTGCGCCAGCAGTAATATTGTCAGAGTTTACAGAATCAACATCGAGTTTTCCGCTTATAATTGCGCCAGCAGTAATATTGTCAGAGTTTACAGAATCAACATCGAGTTTTCCGCTTACAACTGAGTTATCGCCAAGCATTTCGGAAACGATTCCGCCAGATGCTATTCCGATAGTTAACGCTCCGCTTGGGTAATAAGTTCCGGCAAGCAGTCCGCTAGAAGTTGTAAGTGCAGCCGGATCCCAACTTGCACCCAAATCAGTAACCGAGCCAGCTATGGCGATGTTGTAATTTGCAAGTTTATCGTTTGCAATTGTTCCACTGGCTATATTTTCATTGTTGACGGCCCCTAATCCAAGATCTCCGCTCTGAACGCTTCCAGAGCTGATTAGTTCTCCAAAAATACCACTGGATAAATGGTCTATGCCAATTTGTCCAGAGGCAATGTTACCGCTTAATACAGCGCCGTCACCAATTTGACCAGATTGGATGGACCCGCTGGATAAAATAAACTGAATTCCGCATATCTGTGAAGTAAGTGCCAATTTTCCACCTATTATTTGTAAAAAATGTTAACCCAAACAGTGCCACTTTGGTTTGTTTGCGGCGTGTAAACATTCCCAGTCACGCTGGAAGTCCAAGTCATTCCGCTGCTAAAATAAATGCCAAATTTGCCGCCATCCCAAAAAAAGTTGTTACAAGGAGGGCAATTTAATATTACAGTTGGGCTATCTCCGCTTTGCGGAATTACGTCAGTATTATGGACTTGCAAGAACATATATTCGTCACTTGCATTATATCCACAGAAACCAAACAGGTTTCCCGCATTTACTTTTGCCACACCGAAGCTTTCGTAATTGCTGCTGTTGTAGGATGTTGGGGCAAAATATACTGAAGATTCGGGTGTTTCAGCTACTGGTTGAACATATCCGCTAGTGGGGATATTTCTTACAACAAGCGCTTGCGGATTGCCGGATACGTTATCAGTTACAACTGCTGGGCCGTTTTGTCCAACTATACTGACATTTTGGGCTGCTTGCCACTGATTTAAATCTGCCATTTCTTCTCCTGCATTCTACAATTTAATAAAGTAAATATTCGTCCAATATATGTATCAAACTCAGGAATAAACCTTTTGATTTAAAAATGCTAAAAATATTTAGCAATTATTTGATTAATATTTTTTCGCAACATATAATTCTTTGCAATATACTATTTTATAATAAATCTTTTTAGTAAAGGCTGATACATGGCTGGATCTTGGGAAATCGTAAATCAAAATAGAGTATTGGTTTGTACACTTACCAGAGAATTAGTAACAACAACATGGGCAATGAATTTCAGGAATCTACAGATTCCCGGCACTTATACTTTTGTTTCTGGCATGCCATTCGATCATGCTAGAAATACTGGTTGCCAAAAAGTATTGGAGCTTGGCTGGGAATGGCTCTTCTTTTTGGATGATGATCTCTTGGTGCCTCCTGACACCATTTATCGCCTTATGGCGCATAAACTACCAATTGTAAGCGGATTGTATTACAGAAGAGCTTCACCTCTTGTTCCTGTAATGCTTAAAGAAAAAGAAGATAAAACTGGATATGATTGGATTACACAATATCAAGATAACGCTTTGGTAGAATGCGATCTTGTAGGATCGGGGTGTTTGCTTATCCATAGAGATACTCTCTTAAACATGCCGCCTGTAAGCAAGGATTGCCGCTGGTTTGAGTGGCGTTGTGATAAGCCAGATCTTCCTGCAAACGAAAGAACTTCTGAAGACTTTACCTATATTCGCCATCTTCGCAAGAATGGCATGAAGGTATTTTGTGACACCAGCGTAAAATGCCGCCATGTTGGTTTATCGGAAAGTTTCGGCGGTCAACTTAAACCTTTGGAGTTAAAAAATTAAATGAAAATCTGCGTAATTTCAACGACTGTTATTTCTTGCCCCCCATCTGGTTATGCTGGATTGGAAATGGTTTCTTGGCTCTGTGCTAATGGCCTTAAAGCCAAGGGTCATGAAGTTATGCTTGTTGCCCCAAAAGAATCTAAAACTGATGCTCTTTTGCATGGAACTACTTTGGGCGAAGGTGAAAAACAAGCGTACAGTGGCTACTGGTCTAAATTGCCAAACTTTGATGTGGTTATAGACCATAGTTGGGAAAAATGGTCCTATATGCTAAAAGTAGAAGGTGTTTTGAAGTCTCCTGTTCTTGGGGTACTTCATGCGCCAGTTCATACCATGTACAATTCCCCTCCGCCTGTAGAAAAGCCATGTTTGGTATGTATTAGCAAGGATCAAGCTGATGGATGCAAGGAGCATTTAAAGAAAGATGCTAGGGTAGCATACAATGGCGTGGATGTTGATTTTTATAAGAACGAAAACAAAAAGAGAAATGACAGGTATTTGTTTTTGGCACGCATGAGCACTATCAAGGGTCCACAAATTGCACAACAGTGCGCTATTAAATGTGGCGTAGGACTTGACATGGTGGGAGATGATAAGTTTACTGGAGAGCCGCAACTTTCTTTGGAATTAAAGAGTAACTGTGCTCTAAATCCTAGACTGCGCTACGTTGGCCCACAAAATAGGTCAGAATGTGCAGCATGGTTTAACACAAATAAAGCTTTGTTGCATCCAAATAAGGTGTTTAGAGAACCTTTTGGATTGGCTCCTGTCGAAGCACAGCTTTGCGGCATGCCTGTAATTGCGTGGGATAATGGTGCTATGCGTGAAACTGTAAAGCACGGCGAAACAGGATTCTTGGTTAAGAGTGAGGCAGAAATTGAAGAGCTTATAAAGAGCGATGCTGTTTCTTCACTGAATCGGAATAATTGTAGAGAATGGGCTTCCCAGTTTAGTTATGATAGCATGATTTCTCAATATGAGAATCTTTGCAAAGAAGCAGTGGAAACAGGTGGGTGGTAATAAATGTTACTATATGTAACTGCAGACAGAATTGGCGTTCAAACCGGTGGCGGTCATGTTACAAAATATGAGTTAGAAGCCCTAAATCAATTGGGGCCAGTAACTGTGATAAACCCACCGCCGCAGAAAAACCCATTTGAAACAGAAAATGCTATTCCAGAAATTGATTTGACTGGCGTTAAATTAGCACATTTTTATTCTGGAACATTTCCTAGATTTGCACAAAGACTTAAAGATGCTGGCGTTAAAATTACATATACAGCAGCTGCTCATGATATAAAATTAAGCCGAGAAGAATTTGCCCTTTACGGGGCGAATTATGACTTGCCGCACATAACTGATCCAGAACTTTTTGCAAAATATCTGCACTCGTATAAAATATCAGACAAAATTATCTGTCCTTCTTATCATAGCAAGTCGGTCATGGAAGGTTTTGGGTGTACTAATCCTATTGAAGTGGTGCCTCATGGATGCAATCCGATGCGTCCTGAAAAGTATCCTTCTAGATTTACAGTTGGATATTTAGGGCAAATAGGTCCTGATAAGGGACTAATTTACCTGTTAAGGGCATGGGAAGAGTTGGGTTACAAAGATGCAGTTCTACAATTAGCGGGTTCACAAAGTGTAGGTATGCTGCAATACGTCAGAAGAATGAAAAAGGGACATGTAAACATTCTTGGTTATGTAAAATCAATTGAGAAGTTTTATAATAGTTGCAATGTTTATGTACAACCAAGCGTTACTGAAGGTTTTGGTATAGAAATTCTAGAAGCTATTAACTGTCATAGGCCTGTTATTGCTAGCGACGGAGCAGGTGGCGCAGATTGCGTAAATGATTGTGGAATTATATTTAAGAAAAGAGATGTACGGCAATTAATGGGAGCCATAGATCATCTCAAAACAAACAAAGAAACTTTTGATTTTATGGCTAAAAATTGCGCCGAAAATGCCAAGAGATATACTTGGGATAAAGTTAAAGATACGTATGCAAAAGTATGGAAGGAGTTGTTGGCATGAGTTTCACTCTTCCATTTACCAAAGATATGAAAATAATTGAATTAGGGGGAGGAAATGTTCCTGTATTTCGCCCTAATTTAGATGTTAGAGAAGGCGACAACATCGATATAGTTGCTGATTTCGATGAACCGTTGCCAATTCAAGACAAAGAATATGACGGAATTTTTAGTAAATTTTGTATTGAACATGTATCTTGGCGCAAAGTCAAGAAATTCATGGAAGAATGTTACAGAATTCTAAACGAAGATGGAATCGCTGTATTCATAACAGCAAATACAGAACGCCAAATGGAATGGGTTCTAGATCATGATGAATGGGACGACATCTGTTCTTGTATCATATTTGGCGACCAAGATTATGAAGATAATACCCATAAAAACAGTCTAAATCCAAAATACGCAATCAGATTGTTGTCTGAAGTTGGTTTTGAGCAAATCACTGTAATACCATGGGGTGATTTAGCTACTGATATGTTAATCGAAGCAAAAAAGGGGAAAGCTGTGGCAGAACAAACATCAGAAGATCGCAAGTCATTATTTGACCAGCACTATTTTAACGGTGGCGGCAAAGTAGGCGGATATGCCTATGAAGGTTATTGGGATTACCCTGTCCACTGGGTAACTTTCAATAAGCTCATGGAACTAAATCCAAAGTCAGTATTGGAAATTGGTGCCGCTAGAGGTTATTTGGTGCGGCGATTTGAACAAGCTGGAATTCCAGCAAAAGGCGTTGAAATTTCCAAGCACTGCCATCTAACTAGAGTTACTGACTCTGTCCTTGAATTTGATGTTTGCACTTTCCCTTGGCCTTTCAAAGACAAGGAATTTGACCTCTGTTATAGTATTGCCGTTATGGAACACATTCCAGAAGAATTTATTCCTAAAGTTCTGGCAGAAATTGATCGTGTAAGCGAAAGAGGGCTTCACGGCATTGATTTTGGTGAAAATGATGATGGATTTGACCAAACTCACTGCAGCCTACATGACAAGTCTTGGTGGGATGAAAGAGCACCTAAGACACAAACTGTTTGTGACAAAGAAGACATGGAAAAAGGAATTGTTTCCACTGCTATTCCTGCCGGTGATGAGAAACTGAAGCTTAATATTGGCAGCTTTACAACCATGTATCATAATGGCTGGCTAAACATGGATGTGGTGCAAATGGGCCAGTGGGCCGATAGATACCAATACAAGTTTGTTCATATGGATGCTCGGCAGCCCATGCGACTTGGCGACAATACTGTAGATCTGATTTCGTCATGTCATATGTTGGAGCATTTGACTTGGGACGAAGGATTGGCATTCCTGAAAGAGTGCTATCGAGTAATGAAACCCGGCGCTGTAATGAGAGTTTCAGTCCCAGATGCCGAAAAGATTACTAATTATTATAAAAATAATCAACTAGGCATGTTTGATGAAATTAACGTAGTCTCTGCTCAAAATCCTTGTCAATCATTTAAATTCTGGTCATTGTTATTTGAGGGACATCGAATTGCTTATGACGGTGTCAGCCTCAAGAAAATTGGGGAAGAAGCTGGATTCAAGGTTAAGCGCTGCAATTTCAACGAAGGCAATCAGCAAATCCTTGCAGAAACATTTGATCTTTTACCTGATCTTTCGATATGGGTTGAGTTTACAAAGTAGAAATTAATTAATTTAAAAAGTAAGGCCCCTGAAATTCAGGGGCCTTTTTCTTTTAGCAACTTGTATATGTAACTGTTCCAAGAGTATTAGTCACTGTCTTGCCTAGTGAACTACTGTCGGTCAGGATTGCGCCAGAGCTATTTACCTGCATCAACAAGGTGCAATTTGTAACATCACTTAATGGAGCTGATGGTGGTGTGAAGTTGCTTGTGTATATTGCCGTGCCATTAACAAACCTGAAGTTTGTTAACAATCCATAGTAATTGTAGAATGCCCCTGAATCATGTGTGGTTCTATCCCCAATATACAATGTTGATGTATCTGTCATGTTCGCAGACACATTAGCTGTGCCATAGGCAACGCCATTTATATACAATGTTACAACACCAGATGCTCTGACAAGCGCAATATGCAACCATATTCCATAAGGACTTGTTTGCTCGAATACAAAGTTATAAGTGTATAAAGTATAAAGTGTGTCATTAACATACAAATTCCATTGTATATCTTGCGGATCAATATATGGTCCGGGAATAAATTCTGTGAATGCAAATTTGTTGTCATTGATGGAAAATATGTATTGGCTAAGATTGTTGCCAAACGTTGGATTGCCTGATGTGGTTTTCTGGAACCATTCAATGGTAAAGTCGCCAGTGCCAACCGCATAATCTCCACCATTAGATACAGTTAAAGCGTTGTTTTGATATGTTTGCGCTCCATATGGACAACTCAATCCAGCTATTGGCACTGGTGTCGGAGCGGGAGTCGGGCTGGCGGTTGGCGGAGGAACTCTTTGCGCCATAACGAAAGTTCCGCCTGTATCAAAATCCAACCAGCTAGTATCAGATTTTACTGTTTGAACTGGACTGGAAGTAGTGACAACATTATTTCTACCTAATTGTCCATTAGTATTATTGCCCCATCCCCAGAATGTACCATCGGCTTTCAAAGCATTGACATGCTGTGTGCCTATTCCAACTTTTGTCCAATTGGTTCCAGCAACTTGATTTGGACTAGAGCGACTAACAACGGTATTGTTTCCTAATACACCGCCAAATCCGTTGCCCCACATCCATAGGGTATTATCTGCCTTTATTCCACCTGAATTGTTGGCATTAGCGGCTATCTGTGTCCAATTGCTCTGAGTTCCCACTTGGGTCCATGAACTTCTGTTGATTACATTATTTTGGCCTGTGACACCATTTGTGCCTATGCCGGTAGACCATAAAGTGCCATCGCTTCTTAGACCAAGATTGAAATTACTACCGCCTGCAAACTGAGTCCAAGATATTCCAGTGCTAATAATAATTGGACTGGAACTATTTACTAGAGGAGTTACACCAAGTTCGCCAGCTGTATTTGGTCCCCAACCCCATAAAACATTTGATGCATCCATGGCAAACACATTTCCACTGCCAGCTTTTGGAATCCAGAAATCTACATAAGAACCAAACGCCTGAACAGGTGATGAAACAGCAGCCGTTGTGTTGTTTCCCAAACTACCTTGTGCCCCAGCCCCCAAGAGCCATAAAGTTCCGTTTGTTCTTAATACACCTACAACCGGTCCAGCCATAGCTTTAAACACCGAGTATTGCGGATAAGCAGTTATTTGTGTGGGAGATGAACGAACAATAGTAGTAGAATCTCCAATATCATCACCCCAGCCATAAAGGTATCCATCGGTATCTTCAACAACACATGCAAAGGCAGAACTAGGTAATGAATACCAAGACTTGGAACCCATAAACACTGGACTACTGCGATTTACTACATTGTTTAGTCCTAATTGTCCAGTATTATTCTGCCCGAACGTCCACATGAATATAGGAGTTAGCGTTGGAGTCGGTGTTGGGCTAGCAGTTACACTTGGTGAAGGACTTGGTGAAGGTGTCGGGCTAGGTGTTGGGCTAGCAGTTACACTAGGACTTGGAGAAGGACTCGGTGTCGGACTCGGTGTTACACTAGGACTCGGTGAAGGACTAGGTGTTGGACTAGCAGTAACACTTGGTGAAGGACTCGGTGTCGGACTCGGTGTTACACTAGGACTCGGTGAAGGACTTGGCGTTGGGCTAGGTGTTGGGCTTGGGCTTGGGCTTGGAGACGATGTGGGACTAGCAGTTGGAGCTGGCCTTCTGAATCCCATTGCACTAGAACTTCCAAGTTTAATATTTACCCACAAATTATCATTCATAACTGTTTGAACAGGACTGCTATAATAAAGTTCAAATGGGGCACCAGAGGTATTATTGCCTATTTGTCCGAAAAGAGCCATACCCCACAGCCACAAAGTGCCATTCCTCTTAATTGCGCCTACGACTTCGTATCCAGCGGAAACCTGAATCCAATTACTTTCTGTTCCTACTTGTACTGGTGATGACTGCGAGTCGAAAATCGCATTATTTCCAGAGATACCGGCCTCGTCATCACCCCACCACCATAGGGTTCCATTAGATTTAAGACCTATTGAAAATCTAAATCCTGCCCCTACGGAAACCCATGTATTATCTGTTCCTACTTGTACAAAAGAACTCTTGTTAATAGTACTATTAATTCCTAGCTGTCCATAATTGTTAGTGCCAGTGGACCACAAAGTTCCATCACTCTTGACTCCAAGTGTTTGAATGCCACCAATACGGCCACCCTCAGGATCCATTCCCATAGCAAAATCATACCAATTGGCATTACTCGTAATTAATGTTGGACTCGATCTGAGGAAATTGTCGCCAACCCCCAACTGGCCACCTACATTGTAACCCCATCCATACAAATCTCCAGTGGTTGTTGTAGCTATGACGACATTTGCTGCACTAGTCCAAATGTTATTCCAATAAGTCTGTGTCCCGATCTGTGTTGGTGTAGATTTCTGAATACCGCCATTCAGTCCAAGCGATCCGAAGCCTCCAAGCCCCCACGACCACAAAGTACCGTCGTTTCTGATGCCTAAAGCGAGATTGTCGCCTATGGCAAGTTTTGACCATACATTTTGAGGACCAACAATAACTGGAGATGAGCGGTTTATAGCAGTGTTATCGCCCACAGCTCCATTAATGTTGTACCCCAACATATAAAGAGTGCCAGTAGAATCTATTATTCCAGAATTACCTCGATTACTTTCAAAGTCATCCCATTCATTTCCCCATGTGTAACTAGGCATTTGTATAGGGCTAGATCTGTCAATGACTGAATTGTTATCTAGTTCACCAAAAGAGCCTTGCCCCCACCCCCAAAGTGTCCCAACAAGTTGTGTCGGGCTTGGGCTAGGTGTAGGTCCAGTGCCACTAGGCGTTGGGCTAGGCGTTGGGCTAGGTGTTGGGCTAGGTGTTGGAGACGGCGAATCACTCGGTGTTGGACTAGCAGTTACACTCGGACTTGGCGAAGGGGTTGGGCTAGCAGTTACACTAGGCGAAGGACTTGGCGAAGGACTCGGTGTTGGGCTAGCAGTTACACTAGGCGAAGGACTTGGTGAAGGACTTGGCGAAGGTGTCGGGCTAGCAGTTACACTTGGCGAAGGACTTGGCGAAGGTGTCGGGCTAGGTGTTGGAGACGGCGAACCACTTGGTGTTGGGCTTAGTGACGCTGTAGGGTCAGGTACTCTGTAAGCTATACAGAAATCCGCTCCTGCGTCTATGGAAGTCCACATATTATCTGCCAAAATAGTTTGAACAGGCGAGCTATAGCTTGTGGTTGTATTCTTGCCAAGTCTTCCGCCATTCCCAGAACCCCAAACCCAAAGGGTTCCATCTGATTTTAATGCGCCAGCAAAGAGATATCCGGCTGAAATTTTAGTCCAAGTATTTACGGCACCAATTTGCACTCGACTAGAACGATCTATTGTATCTCCCAATCCCAATTGGCCAGAGGTATTTTTGCCCCATGAGAATAAACGGGAATCATTTGTGCGAGCCATAACAAAATCCCTGTTGGCGGAAACTTCTACATAATTTGTTGCATTTGAAGATTGAACAAACGAATATGTTGGGATAGTATTATTGATTCCTAGCTCTCCAAAGTAATTGTCCCCGCATGCCCACAAGGTTCCATCAACTCGTAGTCCAACAGAGAAGGTACTCCCGCCAGCCATTGACACCCAAGATGTGCCGTTTGAAACTAATGTTGGACTAGAAACTCCGGGAGAACTAGAATAACCTAAACCAAGCTGCCCGTATGAATTGTTACCCCATGCCCACAGCCTGTTAGAGCTATCCATAGCAAATACAGAGGGGAAAGTGCCATCTGTAAGCCAGAAATCTACATAAGAACCAAATGCCTGAACAGGAGAGGAAGTATTAACTGCTGTCCCATTTCCCATGGCACCAAATAAACCGTAACCAAATAGCCATAGTTTTCTATTAGTGTCTAGGAATCCAGTGATACTGGAATTTTTAACTTTTGTGATTGCGTATTGAACAAAAGCCGTTACTTGGCTTGGCGAACTATATGTGGTTGTGGTTCCGTTGCCTTTAGATTTTCCCCACACATACGCATAGCCATCTAAATCCAGCACAGCATTTCCGGTATCACTACTAACTACTCCAATCCAATTTTTTGATCCAATAAACACTGGACTTGACTTGTCTATAACTGTGTTATCGCCAAGCGATCCACTAAAGTTGCTGCCCCACGCCCAAACAGAAACTGGTGTTGGTGCAGGACTTGCGCTGGGTGTAGGTGTAGGTCCAGTGCCACTAGGCGTTGGGCTAGCTGTTGGAGTTGGCGATTCACTTGGTGTTGGAGAAGGACTAGGCGTAGGACTTGCAGTTACACTTGGTGAAGGTGAAGGACTAGGCGTAGGACTTGCAGTACCACTCGGTGTTGGACTTGGCGTTGTCGTTGGCTCAGTACCGCTAGGTGTTGGGCTGGCTGTAGCTGTTGGCTCAGTACCACTCGGTGTTGGACTTGGCGTTGTCGTTGGCTCAGTACCGCTAGGTGTTGGGCTTGCTGTTGCTGTCGGCTCAGTACCACTCGGTGTCGGACTTGGCGTTGTCGTTGGCTCAGTACCACTCGGTGTTGGACTTGCTGTAGCTGTTGGCTCTGTGCCACTTGGCGTAGGCGTAGGTTCTGTGCCACTAGGTGTAGGACTGGCCGTTGCTGTTGGCTCAGTACCACTAGGAGTAGGCGTAGGCTCGGTTCCACTAGGTGTTGGGCTAGCTGTTGCTGTCGGCTCAGTACCACTCGGTGTTGGACTTGGCGTTGTCGTTGGCTCAGTACCGCTAGGTGTTGGGCTTGCTGTTGCTGTCGGCTCAGTACCACT